CGATAAGCGGGTGCTTATACTCTACCTGATCTGGATTGCTCTTATTGGCAATATACATCTTATCCGCTTTTGCCGACAAAGGTCCTGGTCTAAAGATTGCCGTGATGGCTGCAAAGTCCATAAGCGACTCTGGTTTTGCCTCTTGGCAGAAAGCCTGGGCTGGTCCGCTGGTCATCTGGAAAACGCCCGCCCACTTACCTTTATGGAAAATATTTTTCCAGACTTCTTGGTCATCGAAGTCGATTACATCGGGGTGTAATTTCTCATCATAAAAGGCACGGACCTGTTCAAAGGTCGGCTCTTCAATGCCGTGATGGCGCTTGAGCACATGTCGAATTGCTCCCGAAATCATACGGAGAGTTGAGAGTCCGAGAAGGTCAAACTTAATAAAACCGAGCGGCTCAAGGTGCCTGACGTTCTGCCCCTCGCTCCACGGGGTTTGCATCACACCACCTGAGTTGATCAATGGCATGTGCTTATCCAAGTTCTCTGCCACAACGATGCCACCAGCGTGCCTACTCACACTACGAACATTGCCAAAAAGATTGTCAACATGCGTTGCGATCTCGGGGTACTTGTCGAAGAACGCCTGGAGTGTTTCGCTGTACTTCTTCACTTCCTCAAATGTCGGGACGTAAACGCCCGCAGTCTGACCGTGGGCTGCTTTGGCTTTAGGGGTAGCTTCGCTCATCATGACGCCTGTGACTTTGTTCACCTCTGCAAACGGGACGCCATAGAACTTCCCAATGTCTTTGATGAGTGAGCGCAACTGGAGCGTGTTGAAGTTGCTGATGGGGACAACATTGACGCCGATCTTCCCCCACTCCTCTGCGAGTTGCTCCTTGAGTTGCATTGGCTCCTCAACATCAAAGTCGATGTCGGGGTAGCCTTTGCCGCCCTTGGTTAGGAACCTCTCAAACTGGAGAGCATACTTGATTGGGTCGACCTGCGTAATGTCTAGGACGTAGGATAATAATGATCCTGCTGCCGAGCCTCGACCGAGACCCACAAGCATCTCCTCTTGCGCCCTGTCGCTAATAGCCTTCATCGTCAAGAAGTATTGAGCGAAGCCTCGATCTTTAATAACCGACAACTCATACTTGAGGCGATCGATATACTCTTGGTCTTTAAGGTCTTTATCTTTTAGCCCCTTGAGTGCCTGCTTTGTTAGGGTCTGCATTGCCGTGCTACCCTCTGGCACAACAAAATCTGGTAGGCGAACTTCGCTGTCTGGTAGGAAGTCCTCGATACGATCAAAGGCGATCTGATGTGTGCGCTCAATGCTAGCCAACACAAAGTCATCATCATACTCTACCTTAGATCGACCTGCGTACTTCTTGTAGGCATCCCACATCTGATCCCCGTTGCGAGGATATAACTCATAGCCGATCTCTTCTACCGACTCTGGCAGCCTATGAGCGTCCTGATCTTCATAAGGAGCTTTGCCCGCCCACCCAATACGGCGGTACATCTCACGGTCCTTCCACAATTCTGGTCGTGGGTAATGGCTGTCGGATGTACTGATAACCTCTGCGCCCATCTCGGTACAGGCTTGGATGATTAGGTCATTGACAATGTGCTGCTCTGGAATGTCGTTCCACTGGATCTCCCCGTAGAACCTGTCGCCAAAGATATCCTGGAACTCCCCGATCGTCTGCCGCATCGATGCTAAAACCATGTCTGCGTCGTACTCGTGAGTGACTGGATCACGGTGCTTCCAAAAGTCCCCAAAGAGCGGACCTGACATACAAGCACTGCTAACAAGCAAGCCCTCGTTGTATTTGTCCAACATCTCAAAGTCGATACGGGGGTAGCGATAAAAATTCTCGGGACGGTAACTGTCCGATACAAGCTTGAAGAGGTTGCTCAATCCAACCTGATTCTGAACCAATAGAACCAAATGCCTGCGGATGTTTAGAGGGTTGAACTTCTTCTGGCGGTTCTCATCCTCAACAACCATAGCAAACTCTTCTTTCTTTTGCCGCTTGCTACTGGCTTTGTGTTCTTCGTACTGTTGACGCCACTTCTTGTGTGACTTGATAAAGTAAGCTTCACAACCATAGATTGCTTTGAAGTCTTTTCCATCTGCCCTCATCTTCTTTAGGTGCTCAACCTGGAAGGATAAGCCATTCATGTGTCCGTGGTCGGTAAGCGAGTGGGCATTCATCCCATTCTCAAAGGCGAAGTCCATATGTTCGCCTGGCATACCTAAGCCATCAAACGGGGAAAGTCCTGAGTGGGCGTGGAGTCCCACAAAAGGAATCTTGCTCTCGATTCGTTTTGTCATGTGCAACCTTTACTTTGCTTTTTTATATTATACTATTCTTCTTCGGATTTGTCAAGCTCTTCTTTTTTACCGAAGACTTCTTTGGTGCCATCCTGATATGTGATGATCGTCTGATTGGCTGGGTGTGGCTCGATGTGTACCTTTACAAAGTCACTCATACTATCAAAGATAGCGATACCACCACGAGGTGGTGGGTAGAGCCAATGCACCACACACTGACCCGTTGCCATCTTCACACCTTCGATCACAACGCCTTCGCCTGAGACTCCTGTTTCATCTGCCTGGCGATATACCGTGAAACTAGTAATCCCTCTAGGTGCCAATTTTGAAGGTGGCTTAGGAATTAAGTCATCTGGCAATTCTTCGTCTGATACTTTATTTTCTTCATCTGACATTTTTATTTCCTCCATGGGTCTAGATCAAAGCAGCGGTAACGATTTTGTTTAATCTGTTCTTGCAAACTGTTCTGACCTCATCTCCTCGGTAAATTTCTTTCCTGTGTTCGGGCTGATTCCAATACTCATACATATCGTCTTCCACCCAATCTATCCTAAGGCTAGACCATGAGTCATCGCCCTCTGCAATACTTTTAATTATGCCGAGTCTCAATAAACCGTTATGGTCCTGCCAAACAACATCTCCGATGTCCATGTTATCCTATCAACCTTCCTATATCTGAAGTGATTGCTAACGCCATTATTCCTACCACAAATGCCAAACCAACATAGGATAGCCAAGCACGAGTCCTGTACTTAACTTTACGTCCCATTATTGTCTCTGCTATAGAGAATACCACATGTCCGCCATCTAGTAAAGGGATTGGTAGTAAATTAATTATTCCCAAGTTGATACTCAAGAAAGCTATCCACTGATAAATAAAGCCGTTGTCTTTAGTTTGGGTTGATCTTGCCTGTGCCTGTTCTGTGATCTCGTAGATAGCTACGGGTCCGCCGACGTCCTTTACTGATACTCCCCTGTCTTTTATGATGTCTATTGATTTGTATATATTATAATACATTTTATGTGTTGTGTCAACACTTCCCTTCCAAGCCCATGGGGCACTAACCGTGCCAACATTTGAACCATCGGGTGCTTTAACATCTGACCAAGGCATACCCCACAAGTAAAAGAAAAATATAGCATAAGGTAGAGCTAGGTTTGTAGCTGGTCCTGCTAGGGCTATTATCATTCTCCTTAGTGGATGTGCTGCCCAAAAAGACTTAGGATTTCGTGTTGTATTATTATAATCTTCTTCACCCTCGAACTTTACATAGCCGCCGAGAGGCAGTAGACCGAGAGACCACTTGTTGCCAAATGCGTTGAATGAAAAAATTTTCGGTCCAAAGCCCACTGAGAATTCTTGGATGCCGACGCCGCACAAACGACCGACGACATAATGCCCAAGCTCATGAATAAAAACTAATGATAATATTATTACTAATAAGAGAAGCATTGGAAGTCACCATACCTTTGTATTTTATTTCTGCTTTGGCGCTGGATTGGTATCTCTGGCAAGCCGATGCCTGGTATCACCCATTTTTCTTTAGGCTTGCAATCTATGGGCGTCCAAAACTTTATATGATTATGAATCTTTTTGTTTTCTTCTTTTAGATTGTTTATTTCTTCGCTCTGCTTAGAGATAACCCGCTCAAGGTTGACCACTGCATGATTGGTAGCTTTCTGTAGGCTTCCCTCTAAATCTATCTGATTATAAAGATATAATAAAAAGCCCATGAAAATAGCACAAACTAATGTTGCCACCATAGAAGTCCACACCAAGCCAGACAGATAATTCGTCTTAGGCATAGCCTCTGGTGTTACGTCGTAGACCTGCGGCTCGTGCATGGCGTTATATGCGTTCTCTTTAATTCTCTGATATGCTTCACGCTCCCGCTGATTTGCTGGAGGCATCACGGTTTCGGTGGCTCTATGGTATTCGATTCAGTAGAATCTAAGTTCATATTCTTTTTCGCCCACAGGTCCATCTCTGATATCACAATTGTCTCGGCTACAAATGTACGAACTGCGTTTAGATTTGAGCCTAGCCCGATGTTTTCCATGGCTGGGAATCCTGCAAATATCATCGATACTAGCTCTCCCTTCTCATTCAAAATAGGCGAGCCGCTTGAGCCTGGCTTTGTTGGTAACGTGAAGAACATATAGTTTTTATATCCAACACCTGCATAATAACCGTCAAACATAAGCAACATCCCTGGACCAAAAATACCTCTGGGTGCGGCGGGGTTGTATACCTTCTCGCCCATCTTTGGCATCTTTTTAGAAATTGGAATTACTTTGGGGCGCTTCTTAGCCTTGTAGCCAGTCACTCTGAGTATGCACACATCCGAAGTCATCTCATATGCAACTATCTCTGCTGCCTTCAACACGCCTCGATAGGACAAAGTGACATAAGTGCTAGCCACCGTGTTCAAGGAGAACCCTGCCATTTTCTTATTCTTTATCTTCTTTTGGCAAGAATGTCCCGCAGTCAAAGCGTATGCGATTGTAGGGTCTACTTCGCTATGACCGATGATGGCTCCTGACGAAGTATACCTAACGGCACCTACTGTGCATCGCTCGCCCTCTTTGCCATCTTTGTCAGTTATAGTTTGACATGCCTGGATAGCATGAGTTGCCTCAATTCGTACAAAAGATGCGAAGGGCATCCTTTCGTGTGGCTTGTCATCTTTCTTGACCACTTGCTTGGTGGAATAACATCCACCCATGCAGCCCATTTGTAATAACACCAGCAGAGTGGCTAATCTTAGGATCGGTAATTTTACTCTCATGTAGTAAATATGAGGCATTTTGGTGTTTTGTTGACTAGTTACGAATGTTTATGACACTTCATTGTCAAAGGTGGGATTCTAATAAGTTATGAAAATTCTAACAATCATCGCAACAATATCGTTTTTACTACTATCTCCTTCAGCTTCTTTTGGGGGCGAGGTCAATAATGAGAGCCAGAAGCAAGCCTCAATTGTTATACAGCAGGCTTGGAAAGAAGCTACTGAGGGTCGATGGAAATATACCAAAGACGACGTAAATATTACCAAGCAAGTCCTAGTTACTCTTGTAAAGGGCGTAAAGTTCATGGACATGGAAACTCAAAAGCCCCTATACAAGGAGATAACTAAGCTTCCTTTCGTGACCTATGCTGGGGAAGCAAAGTAATATGCAAGGATGCGCAAAAGAACTATAGTCTTAGCTTCTGTACTTTCATTAGTCTCTCTTGTTGCTATAATATCTTTTTTTGCTTTTGCCGAGCCTTCGCCGCAAATCATAATACCCAAGCAAACAACCTACTACCTACAAGGTCAAAAACGTAATTGCTTGTGGGTTATCCAAACGTTAGACACCTTAGATAATAATCCTAACTCTATGACTCGTATTGCCATAGGCATACCCGCAGCTAATAGAGTTGGCGTGATCAGAGGCGTGATTCAGACCTCAAAAGGAAATCAATTACTTTTAGCATTCGCAATGCCAGGCAGGGAGGCGAACCCTCCCATTATATTAAGTGCAGACATTCCCGATGACCTACCAGCAAAACAATTATCTTTTAGCTGGCTTGGTAGCGAGATGTTTAAGATGAAACTTTTTCATGATCAGAAGGCTTGCTTAGAGAGCGTAGCCGAATGGACAAGATAACCAAGCTATTAATAATTGTTTTACTAGTCTTTTGTCAGTCGTGTACTGATGATGAGGAGCTTGTGCCGCTTGAGTGCCGTCCAGGTGAGCAAATATTGTGCAACCACGAGGGATTAGATTTTCCTAACGGTGTCACAGATCCACCACCCGCAAGACCAGGGCAGTGCTCTTATGGACTAAGAACCTGCGACTTTCAAGGCTGGTCAGAGTGTACGGGTGCCAAAGGTCCCTCCGAAGAAATATGCGATGGAATTGATAATGACTGCGATGGCGAGATAGACGAATCATACCCAGAAAAGCATCAGTTGTGTGGATTTGTAGAGGGTACTTCTTATGGGGTTGGGGTCTGCACCCCAGGAGTTATGACCTGCGATAACGGCGCTGTGTACTGTAGCGGACACATTGGTCCGTCTGATGAGATATGCGATGGACTAGACAACAACTGCGATGGGTCAATAGATGAGGGAATAGCAAATTCTACTGCTATCGTTTGCTATGAAGGACCCGCTGGAACAATGGGTGTTGGGGAGTGTCGTGCTGGTGTCCGATACTGCACTAACGGTGGCTTTGATGGACCCTGTGATAGGCAAATTATCCCCCAAGAAGAAGTGTGCGATAATCTAGACAATGATTGTGATGGGGAAGTTGATGAGGGTTTTGATTCTCGGGGTGTAGATTTAGTTTTTGTTCTCGATATTTCTGGTTCGTTTGATGATGAAATAGAGTCAATGATAAGAGGCATTGAGCCACTGCTGAGTGATCCCATCACTAGTACATTCCGATTTGGACTAGTTATCGTGGGCACCCGTGGAGATGAGGATATTGTAGTTCACCATAGACACGCTCAATTTATTAGCAACTTTGTAGGGGCTGATGAGTTTTTACAAATTCTAGAGGATGCTCGGCACGCCCCCAGCGCAGGGCTTGAGCCTACGATAGATGCTATGTATTGGACCATGAATCAGTACCCTTTCTCTTGGAGGTCAGGAGCACAAAAGGTTATCATTACCATGACCGACGAACAAGCTCAGACAGAAATCGGGATGTCCTGCAATGAGTTAAGCAACTTTGCTATCACAGGAGGATATGAACTTTTTGTCTTCGCCCTTCAAGAACACCACAATACATTCCTCATGTGCGTACATGCAGAACAAAGAAGGCTATTCACCCCAACCGCCAATTCAGAAACAGTGTTTTTGCAAATCAGGCAAATATTTGAGGACCTGTGTATAGGCGGCTAGCTAGCCACACAAACCACACGATTTTCTAACAACAGATGATACTGCCTACCCTCATAGTGGATAATCTCTGGGTCTGTGCTGTGTGCAACCACTATATCGCCTACGTCTAAACCCAAGCTGCAATCATTAGAAGTGGCTGTAATCTTATAAGCTATGTGTGACTTTTCTTGGTACTCCTCTGGAATGATGAAAGAGCTTTTGTCCTGCTCCTCTTCATAGGGCTCGACCATTAGTCTTCTGTTTACTGGCTTCATTATAACTCGCTCCATTGTTTTGTAAGTTTTACGAACTCTACTTTTGTTACTGTGCTCCACTCACGCTCGTTGCAATGCCTACAGTAGCACTCTATGGCAACACTACCTCCTGGGAGG